AGAAAAGGAGAGCCGAACCTGACGTCTTAGCTGCAATTAATAAATTAAATTTAGCCGCCATTATTTTTTACCCTCTTTATTCAAAAGGCTCATAACCGTTACTTCTAAAACTTGAAGATCTTCAAACACTTCAACAAGATTCGGTATTGCATATAGTTTAGCTGTTTCTATTACGTCTGAATAGCAAAGTCCACAAAGATTACCAAGGCCGCCGATTCTCCATTGCGTTTGAACTTTTAAAAATAAATCTATTGCCGCCCAATTCTCTTCAAACACTAAAAAATCTTCTTCCGGTTCAAGTTCAGGAATAACAATCCCCAAAACCTCCGCGTCTTTCTGCGTCTCATCAATTACGCCACCGCGACAGTAGTACTCAGCGGCGTCTATTAGTTTTTTCTTTTTGCTCCGGCTATTGAATCAAAGAAAGATGTTGCGATAGCAGTTGCAACCATTGGGACATCTAATAATTGTTTTAATTTTGCTTGTGAGAACTTAAGCTCGTTTCCTTGGTCGTCTTCGATGCCCTCCCAACCAACGAGAACCTCTTTAACGAGATCAACATCGGTCAAATCTCCTGTTTCGATTAGCTGCCCCATTTCACGAATACGCGATTGAGTTATGCGTTTAAATTCACCGTCGAACTTTTGTTTGTCGTGTCTTCCATCATCGACAGGGACCTCTACAGTAACCGGCCATTTATAAGTACCTGATTGGTCAAGCTTAAAGCCCATTTGTTTTGCTACGTTTAAGTATTAATGTAAGCCTAGCTTATCTTTTTAGCAATTAATTAAGTATATGCGATTGATAGTTCCGTATTGCCTGCGCTTGTAGGTGTTGCTACGAATGGAAGATTTAACATCTGAACACCGTCTGAATCCTCATAAGTTGGCTGTCCTAAGTCAGTTTGTGGACAACTAACAGTCACTTTATTTCCTGCGGTTGTTCCATGAAGCCAAGTATTGGTTCCGGTTGAACTTCCTGTTGCATCTGTAAAGAAGTTATGAGCCGATAAAGCAACCGCCTCGACTGTTGCGCTACCGCTAGGTTTTCTATCTGTAATCATGACTTCTTGAGTACCGCCGACCAATTGACGAACAACTGTTTCATTATTCATATCAAAATTCCATGATTGCAACGCGCCACTATATCCAAAAAGTGAAAACGCGCTTGTGTTACCTGTCTTGAATAACAAAGGCTTAGTTGCGTTATAAGTACAAGTAGGCGCTGATGTATCTGTTGGGGCGTTATAGATTCCGGTCATAGAAAAACTAATTACAGGTATTTGATTTAATTCGCAACTAATCGAAAAGCTACCGCGACAGCCTGTGACCTTATGTCTTACACCGTCAATATTGCAGTAAATAGTACATGAGCCAAAGGATGCACTAACAGGGGCATACGTATTACTTGTTGAACTAACTGTTGTGACTGCTAAACCACAGGCCTTTAATAATGGTGCATAAGCCGGCTCTGTACCGGCTGCGCCTGATCCAACCATTTCGACGTCACAACTTACGTTTACTCTTGTATTACTTAAAAGTGTTTCGTAATTACCTAAATAGCCGCGTATTAAATCCCTGCTGACCTCATCGGACTGAACAGGTTCAATATTCAAATCACGAACAAGAATGGCATTGCTTCCGCCGGTTGGTGTGGGGTCGGTTCCATAGCTACTCTCAGTTTTCACAAGTAGCGTTCTTTTTCTAGTTAGCTTTGGCACGACACAACAAGATCAACAATATGTTTACATCATAAATCATTCTTGCTATTTAGCCGTAGTAAATAAATTATTGGGTTATGTCGTCAACTTCTGTCCTATATCGGACTGTGTAACCCATACCAGTTACCCCAATTGGTGAATCCCCGTCTATTGCTTCAAAGGTGACATTAGTGGGTTGAACATCTATCGCCTCGCCGCCTAGCGTTAAATCTGCTGTCATCTTTGCGTGCGCTGAAACGACTGTTGCATCTGCCTGTTCGTCTGGTACATCTCCAGAACTTAAAACCGTAACCGTTACAGATAAAGACCAATCAAGAGTAGGAAGAGAAGTGTTTTGTTCCGCTGCATCATTATTCCATTCAATAATTAACGCGGGGAGTTGTGAACGTTGCGCTAATGGAATTGTTCTACTTCTATAAATCCTCGTAGAGACTCCAACGGTTCCCGCTAAAGCTGTTTTAATTGCGTCAAGTATGTCTTCCCGTTTCGATGCCATTGTTTAAGTCTTCTGTAAGGAAATTTCACGGGTTAAATTATCAATTCCAGCTTCATTCGTTCTAACGGTATAAGCAACAGAATCCACCGTTATAGAATCACCTGTCACCAATGTTCCAAAGTCTGAATTTTTGCAATGAAAAACGTAGTCAACAAATATAACCTGATCACCTGCAACGACCGAAGTCGGTTGATCTAATATCCCATTTGCAGTCGTTCCGCCACTTGTCGCACTAACGGCAAAATCACTAAAAAAAGCGTCTAGGTCGTCACTCAATGCCATCGTTTGTTTCTGTTTCTTCTACAACAACTTTTGCTTTTTTAGCCTTCTTGGCTTTTGGTGGAGTTGGAGGACATGCAGGCGCTTCGCTAGCTTCTACAGCCTTACCCATATTGATTAGGGTTACTGCGTCCTTCTCGCTTAAGTCGTGAGTTTCACCCGCTTCTAGGTGAACGCCGCCGACGGCGGTTGATCGTGTAATGAATACATCCATAAGAAAAAAAAAGGGGGGCAATAAAGCCCCCGCGATCTATTAAGTAGTTACGTCTAAGCAGGCTGCGAATGCAGAAGCTTGTCTTACAGCAACGTCGATTGTTGTAATAGCTCTAACACTTGTTAATGCCTTACTAAAGTCATCGGAGTCTGTACCGATTTCGATTTCTAGGCCATTGCCCCAAACGCCTAGAGCAACTTGTGAGAAGTCACCAAAGATAACAGCAGAACAAACACCTGAGCTAGAACCTTTTGTTAGGTTGCTTGGTACGTTTGTTGATACTCCTATTGGGTAGCCGTTGATTACTCCGGGTGTTCCTGAACGACCTATGCCGCTTGGATCAACGTTCCAAAGGAAAGCACCGTCACCAGCAGCAGAACCACCGGCTCTTAGTTTCTTCAATTCAGAAAGAACTTTAGGGTTGGTTGCGTATGCCATAGAAGCACCGCCAGCGTTATCAACTAAAACTTCCTCTTCTAGGTTGATGAGTGTTTCAAGTGTGATCGCTCCGCCGTTTGTACCGATAGCAACAGAACCAATACCTGAAGTTCCTGTAATACCTGTTGGCTGTCCAGATGAACCAGAACCAGCAATAACAGCGGCATCAATACCAACGTTGATAGTGTCAGTAAGGTCACGACGTACAAGCTCTTCGATTCCGGGTGTTGCTTGTAAAAGTGTTTGACGAGAGAACTTGCTTAAGGCTGCATAGTTCTTAGGAGCCATTGTTACCTGATCAAAAGTTGATTCAGATTGTGTAATAGCTGTTGTCTCAGAACTCAACCAATAACCTGTAGAAGTTCCTGAACGTCTAGGAATTGCAACGTCACCAACAAGGCCGGGAAGTGTTCTTATTCCTAATGAACCTGTGATTGTGTTCGCTCTTAAAGCCTCGATGAAATCATCAGCTAAAAGATCAGTCGCTACAATGTTGCCTCCAGTTGTTGCGCCGGAAGTAACGTAAGTTGCCCTTTTTGTTAAAGCAGAATAAGGAATTAAGAAACTACGGTCAGCAGATCTTTTTACACCTGAACGCTCAACTTCTTGTGAAAGCTCACGAACTAAACCAGCTTCACGAGATGACCAATCACCTGTAAGAACTGCCTTAATACCAGCGGCTATGCTATAGCGCTCTTCTGTCTTAGCATCCATTTCCACAGGAGAAACAGTTTCAACAGGCTTTGCTTGAATCTTTTCTAATGCAAGCTTTCTAGCTTCTTCAATACTTGTACCTTTGCCAATCAGAGTTTCTTTTAACTCTTCGCCTAATCCATGTGCATTACATAGACCGCTAATTTCTCTAATACGGTTGCGCTCTTCAGAAGCCGCCTTTTTAGAGGCTTCCTCACGCACCACGCTTAAATCGGGTGTGCTTGTCATCTGAGTTTTAGATTCAGGTTTACTAGTTTGTGGCGCGCCAGAAGACGCAACGGCGTTATCACGCTGTTCTTGCATATTACTTGATTCTTGCTTCGCAGGCATATTAGTTTCGACTTTCTCTTCTTTTGCTCTGCCAACGCCTACTGAGAAATCAGCAGGAACACTAACAATCGAAACTTCCGCAGGCGTCCAATTCATTACGCGATATGCACTTTCACCTTCTTCTTCTGTCTTATTAACGGAATAACCAACGGAGACATTTTTATAAATTCCATCTCTAACCATTTCCAAAGTTTCTTTCCCTAATGCGTTATTTGCAAAACGAACTTGAACCCTTCCTTGCTTCTTATCTTTATCCAACCAACCGCGTTCTACTACTCCTATTACTGAATCAGTCGAATGATTTAAAAGTAAGGGAGCCGAAGAATTTAAACGTGCAAAATCAATAGAGCCTTCTCTATGGTCGAGAATTTCTTCACCCATCAACCCACGGTTTACAGGCTTTTCACTACTAAAAGGAAATTCAATTAAACGCTCATCATCACTAACTTTAAATTCAACGGGTTCGGATCGGTGTTGAATCTGCGCCTCTAAATCACGTTGTTTCTTCTTTGTCATCGGATTGATTACTATTTCCAACCATCTTACTGTCTTTTTGATACGTAGACATATCAGTATCGAATTTTAGCCCTAGTTGCTCGGCGGCTTCTACCTCGGCTTTTCTTGCTGGTAATAGCTCTTCTAAATCTCCACCGTTTTCACTGACAATTTGCGCTTGTGTTTTTAATCCGGCTTTGATTGCTTCTTTTGCAGTCC